ATTTTTTTTAATTGGACATTTTTTCTTACTTTTACACTACACTTAACAACTAAACACTATGGAAAAATTTATCGAAAAGTACAAGAGCTACAGCTCGAAAGTTCTTCAAAAGTTGGCCAAGGTCAAGACCGGTGACGAGCTTGACGCCATCGAATCCATCCTCGCATCGAGAGGAGCATCTCAGGAACATCCGGCAGAGGAGGGCGCTGTCTACAACGCCACTGAGACCGAAGAGTACAAAGCCGAGAATGGCATCAAGGAGAACGACGAGGTCGCCGAGGAGAAGCCGAAGAAGACTCGCAAGGCAAAGACTCCGAAGGAGCCCAAGGAGCCCCGCCCGCTGAAAAAGGAGGTATCGGCCGAGGAGGCAAAGGCTAACCTCGAGAATGCCAAAACCAACATTGGTCGCTTCTGCAAGTTCATCTGCACGAAGACCAAGGAGCAGACCGACGGCATCATCATCGGAGTTCGTCTCGATCCCCGCAACAACTTCATCCAGTACCGCATCAAGACCAACGACGGGCACGTCTGGGGCAAGGGCATCGACTCTAAGGACCTGGAGCTCGGCGAGATGGCACCGGTTCCCGAGGAGAAGCCGAAGCGCGGCCGGAAGAAGACTGACGAAGCAGCTCCCGGAGCAGAACAGAACGAGCCGGAGAACGCACCGGCTGAGGAGTAAGTCAGAACTCCTCGCCAAGTGGAGCCGTCACTCCACTTGGCACCCCGGAGTGGTACAGGAGGGTTCGAGTCCCTCCCCGGGGTCTAACCTATATACTAAAAATCATGAGTAACATACTTAAACACGCTGACCAAATCATCAATGAGCGGTCGGAGGAGAAGGAGAGACAATACGGACCATTCATGGAATGCAACCAGAAGGCCGCAGAGATCGCCTCGGTCATTACCGGTAAGCCTCTGACCGCTCTTGACGTGTCTTGGGTCCAAGTGGCAGTGAAAATGGCACGTGAATCCAATGCACACAAGGAGGACAATCTCCTTGACATGGTAGCCACAATCGGGGCCATCAACAACGAACTCGAGGAACCCAAGCCGTTAAAAGCTCCGGGAGTAGTACCTACGTACTTCTCAACCATTTCGGAGGCTGTGGACTTCATCCGGATCAGTCCCATCGAGGTGCATGAGATCAAACATGTTCTCACAGAAGAGGGACGCAGAATAGCTGTATATTACTCTCACAAAGAAGATCCGGAACAGTACAATCCATTCTCAAACATCAAGCCATGAATACACAAGACTTTAAGCCATTCATTAAGAGCTGGGAGGAGATTTATGCCCTCCAGGGGGAGCTCCAGCTCATGTACAGACCATATTTCAAGGAGCGCATCGCGAACTTTGACATCAACACTTTGGAGGATCAGGAGCTTTTCAAAAAACTCTGTTGGCAGATTGTCGAGGAGCTCACAGAAGCGATGGAGGCCAAGGACAAAAACGAGAAGGACCACGTGCTGGAGGAGCTGATCGATGCCTTCAATTTTATGCTCGAGCTTTACCAGCTTTATGGCATGACTCCCACTTTCGACTGGGCGCTGCCTAAATGGGCACAGGTTCTGGAAGACGAAGATTTTGCGGGAGATCTGCTTACCTTAATCGGAAACATAGGCATGACAGCAAACTGTCTCAAGAACAGAGAGTGGAGACAATCTCAGTACATGGTTGACTTGGTAGTTTTCGAGGACCGGCTCAAGCGGATATGGACTTACTTCGTCATAATGTTCGAGCATTTGGGTCTCTCAGAGACTCGAGTCAAAGAGCTCTGGTCGTTGAAGTATCAAGTAAATCTGTTTCGCATTAAATCCAAATATTGACATGGGTAGAATATTCAAAGACTGTTTCGAAATGATCCGGGAGATGGATCGGGAGCTCAAGGTTTCCGGCATCACGGTCCCGGTCAACCATTACCAGAACCAGGAACTCAGCGGGGACGACCGGCTCACCAAGGAACTCATCGGGGTGAGCTTCGTCATCTCAAAGCCGTATCTCGGCAAACGTGAGATGCTCGACTTCATGTTCAAAGACGAGGCCGAGCTAATCGAGAAGTATTGCCGAGCAGAGCTCTCCGACCGGCTTGACCGAAACGGAGTCAACCCCGGTAAAAGCTGGGAGATCCGCCGGGACTTGTGGCAGAAGCTGGTGAGCAAGACTCGTCAGGAGGGTCGCTTCGACTACACCTACTCGGAGCGTCTTCACATCTTCCACAAGGGACCCGAAATACACCAGTTGGACAACGTCATCATGACTCTCCGGGACGACCCGCACTCCAGACGAGCAATGGTCATGATCTTCGAGCCGGAGGACACCCGGGCAACAGCCGGGGCTCTTACCAGAGTACCTTGCTCCGTCAGCTACCAGTTCCTCATCCGGAACCATCGACTCCACGTGATATATTATATCCGGAGCAATGACTTCTTCAAGCACTTCGCAATTGACATTTGGTTGACGGAGGCCATGATGGACTACGTGTTCAACATCCTCGCAGCTACCTACCCCTCTCTCAAGAAGGGCTCTCTGCACTACTTCGCTGGGTCCCTTCATGCATACAACGAAGACCTCTCCAAGTGGGTAATATACTAAGCTATGACTATAGACGAAGCAAGAGCTAAAGCTCATCAGCAATATGACGATTGCATGTTCTGTCCGGGATGCTCGAAGCTCCTGACTGGGCTCCACATGGGGAGCCGGTGCTACACCAACTGGATTGAGAGAAGGGCACAACAGATCCTCGAAAATTCGAAGAAAAGACATGGCAGGAGGAAATGAGGAGCCCATCATCATTGGGCTGGCAATAGCAGTAATAATCGGAATAGGGATCGTTTGTCTCATGGACGCTCTCAAAAACAAACTCAAGTGATATGTGTGGAATAAGTATAACAAGAAGGGCTAACGCCATTGACCAGATCAAGCATCGGGGCATTGAGTTCACCCAGATTGCCGAAGGAGGATGGTTCCTCGGTCATGTTCGTTTGCCCATTCAGACTGAGCCAGGTGACCGGATGGCTCAGCCTATAGAGTTAGCCGGAAACAATGGGTGGCTTCTTTACGTGGGGGAGATCTACAACTATCCTACGAGGTATTCCAGCGACGTCGAGTATCTTCGCGACCTGTTTGGATCCTCGTGTCTCGAAGACATCATCTATGAAGCCAACAACTGGGATGGTATGTGGGCAATATGCTGGTACCGGAAGGGCCAAATTATTGCTTTCACCGACCCTCTCGGAAAGAAGCAACTCTACTACAACCAATTCGGGGAAATCTGCTCGGAGATAACCCCATTGGTGCCAAACTTCAAAGACTTCGACCGGTATTACCAGTCGGAAGTCTTCAAATGGGGCTACAACTGGGATGACAGAACTCCATGGAACAACGTCAAGCGTATTATGCCGAATACTGTATATTCCTTCGATGACATGAAGGTGAAGCCCACCATTATCCGGAGGGACTACTACAGATGGGGGATGGGGGAACGGAGTCATTTCGCAAAATCCGAGTTCGCCGAAGTCCTCCGGGGCTTGGTCGAGAGGTCCGTAAAACGCCGGGCAATGTACTCTAAAGTCCCGGTCGGAGCTTTGGTTTCTGGAGGACTGGATTCATCCATAGTTGCCTCTATTCTTCATCGAATGGGCCTGGGGGTTAATCTCTATATGGTGGAGAACAATGAATCGAAATTTGGCATGCTATTGTCCGAATTTTTAGGGGTTTCTATCACCTCTCTTGGCCCCATCCCCGATGATGATTGTCTGGAGAGGTGTCTCCGCTATAACGAGACTCCCGTCGACTTGGGCTCCATGATCCCCCAGTTCCGACTCATGGAGAAGGTCAAGGAGAAGGTAATCCTGACCGGGGACGGAGCCGATGAACTCTTCGGGGGCTATCGCCGAGTCGATGACTACGACTCCCAGCTCTCAGACGTGTTCCAGGAGCTTCCGTTCTACCACATGCCTCGTCTCGACCGGGCTTCCATGAGGAGCACAGTCGAACTCCGGACCCCATTCCTGGGGCATGACGTTGTTAAGTTCGCTCTCAACTTGCCCCGGGAGTACAGAACCCATAAGCGCATTCTCAAAGATGCTTTCAGCGACGTTCTGCCTCAGGAGATTCTCGACCGACCCAAAGAGCCTCTCAAGTGCCAAAGTATACGGCAGGATCCGATGGCGTACCGCAAGAAGTGTCACGAAATATTCTACAACTTATGGCAATAGCTATTGGATATTACCGGGTATGGTTTAAAGAAGATGACTCCAATACGGAGGCTCAGTGGTTCAAAATGACGCTCCGTAAGGGTTCTGTTAGACCTTCCATACGTTCCATAAGTCGGGAGGAGGCTCTGTGGTGGATCAAGTCCCGAAAAATGAAAGACGTCACCCCCGGAAATCCCGCAGGCAAGATATTTGAATCAGATGGTCAACCGTTCAAGAAGGCATTCCAGGAGCTGCCTCTTCACACTCGGTATAATTTCATAGAAGGAGCATCGCTCTCATCGGGTACAACACACAGAGCTCGTCTCGAAAAATATTTTAAAAAATGAAAATCGTAAAAGTAAGAAATGTCAAGACCCCGACCAGAGGAACGGGTCTGTCCGCCGGGCTGGACTTCTACATCCCGGAAGACTTCGAAGCCAAACAGATCTGGCCGGGCGAAAGTATCAACATCCCGTCCGGTATTCGAGCTCGAATACCCCGGGGGTGTGCCCTCATCATGTTCAACAAGAGCGGTATTGCCACCAAGCACCAGCTCCAGGTCGGAGCCTGCGTGGTTGACGAAGACTACCAAGGAGAAATCCATCTGCACGTCATGAACGTCGGCAAGGATCCCGTCATCCTCAAGCCGGGGATGAAGCTGGTTCAAGGTTTGGTGATGCCTATTGTCTATGTTGGGGTAGAAGTTCTCGAGTCGGAGGCCGAGCTTTTCCCGCAATCGACTGAAAGAGGACAGGGGGGCTTCGGGTCCACGGGGGAATAGGACCCCCGGCCCCAAAAGTTAATGATTTTATTGTTTCTTTGTTTACAATTTTTCCATGGCCCCGGCCCAAAAAGTTGGTCAAACCATTGTTTCATTGTTTACAAATCAGGGGGACTCCCGGCCCCAAAAGTTGATAAAACCATTGTTTCATTGTTTACAAATCAGGGGGACTCCCGGCCCCAAAAGTTGATAAAACCATTGTTTCATTGTTTATTGGCAAAAATCTCGACAGCCCCTCCCCTAAAATCCGGGGGACCCCTATTGTTTATTGTTTATTGTTCCAATGGAAAGAATCCCAAATCATTGATAATCAATCACTTAAATTAAAACAGCAGTAAACAATGAGAAACAATAATAAACAATCATTGTTTCTCTATAATCGATTGAATATCAATGATTTAGGCCCTTGTAAACAATGTAAACAATAATTTAGGAGGAAAACCTGAATAGGAAATATGAGGAAAATTATGACCAATTTAGGAAATGAAAAATCACAAAATAGAGTGCACAGAAACATTGTTTACATTGTTTCTCGGGAGGAGAATTGGGGGACCTAATCAATTGAATATCAATCACTTAGGTGAGAAACAATAAGAAATTTTATTGTTTACTACTGGTCAAATATTGTTTATTATGAAAAAAACTGAGAAATTGGGGCTACCCCCAACTGGGAAACTCGGAGTGATCCGGCGATGGCTGGGGATCTACTCAAAAGAGGAGCGGGAGGTCCTGGACTACGCCCGCAAATTGAAAAAGACCACCATGCAAATAGCACGGGGTCAGCTGACTCTGTTATCCCGTCCGGGATGGATGCGGCACGAGGACTGGGTTGAGGTCCGCAAACTACAAAACAAATTAGAAAGGAGGCGTAGAAAATGATTGCAATTTACCTGTTGGCCATCATCGGTCTGTTCGCTGTTATCGGGGGAATTCGCCAATGGTGGATCAACCCCCGACGAAAACTGGATCGATCCATCAAGCAGATGGAGAGAGCGGAGAGACGGATTCAAAAGTTCAAAAAGAAGTCGTAGGCGAGTAGAATTGGTCCAGTAGAATTGGTCCAGTAGAATTGGTCCAGTAGAATTGGTCCAGTAGAATTGGTGCCAAATTGGGCCTTCTCTCGACCCCCAAATACTGGACGGCACTCGCGCATACGAAATTAAAAATTTTTAAGAATGAAAGCAAAACACTTTAAGCAGTTCGGGAAGAACTGGGCTTTGTACTCGGAGGTTAATACCAAGTACTGTAATTGGACCCCTTCCATCGCCACGGTCCACGAAGGTATGATTTGGCCGAACGGCATTTCGGTCAAGTTCCTGTGGTTCTGTGTGACCCTCATTCGCGTAAGCGAATAAATAAAGATCCCCGGGGCCAAACGCTCCGGGGATTGTTGTGCAGAAATAAATTTTTAATTTGTATAAGGTTTGATTATATTTGAGGCATGGCACGAAGCACATATAAAATGAGTCCGCTCGCCTATATGGAGGAGGGACAGAAAAGGCGAGACGCCGGGGAATTTGTAAAGCCCACCGATGCGGAGGAGCTTTATTTTGCATTCATCGAGTACTGCAAATTCATGCAGGATAACTATTTCTCCCAGTCTCACAAGAATAAGAATGGCGAAGACTGTAGCGTATACATTTCCCGCCCGATGACCATCGAATCATTTAGGCTGTTTGCTGGCATCAATCCTGTTGAGTATGAGGAGCTCACGGGAGACCCGGTAGCAGCTGCAATTGGTGGCACCATCGAGGACGCCATCAATTCCCAGCAAATTGAGGGAGCACTGGTTGGTAAGTACGCTGCCAGCCTTATCCAGGTACTTCAAGGACGCAAGACCAATGTCAACCTGACGGGAGGCATTACTCTCGAACAGATAACAGGAATGGAGGTAAAATAAAATGGGACGCCGGCTTCAATTTGACACCAAAGGCAACGAGAAGCAGAAGGAAGTGGCTCGGTTATGGCTTGATGACTCGGTCACTGACATTCTGTATGCCGGCACGAAAGGTGCTGGCAAATCCTACCTCGGGTGTTCCTTGATAGCCGGCGATGCCCTCACCTACCCGGAGACATTTTATTTTATTGCGCGTAAGACGGCTGCCGACCTGGTCCGGTACACAATCCCATCCATCTACGAGGTATTCGCTCATTGGGGCATCACGGAGAACTACTACCACTTTAATGGCCAATACAACTTCTTCGAGTTGTACAACAAAAGCCGCATCTACCTCATCGATGCCAAGTATAACCCCAGTGACCCCATGTATGAGAGGTTCGGTTCCATGCAGATGACTCGGGGATGGATCGAAGAGGGTGGCGAGTTTATCCGCGAGGCGAAGACCAACCTCCAGGCTTCCATCGGTCGATGGAAGAATGACGTCTACAAGCTGGCTCCCAAACTCCTCATCACCTGCAACCCGTCCAACAATTTCCTCTACACGGACTACTACAAGCCATGGAAGGAGAACAAGCTGCCTCCTTGGCGTCGGTTCGTCAAAGCTCTGCCCCAGGACAACAAGACTCTCCCAGACACGTACATTGAGGGGCTTCTCCGGAACCTGACCCAGTCGCAGATCGAGCGACTGGTCTTTGGCAACTGGGAGTATGACGATGACCCGAATTGGCTGGTCGACTATGACGCAGTGTGCGACATGTTCAGCAATGAGTTCGTACCCCCGACGGGCAATCGGTTCATTAGCACTGACCTTGCCGGGAAAGGTCGAGACAGTTGGGTGGTTGGAACCTGGGACGGCATGGTCTGTCGGATCCCCATCGCCAAAGGCTTCTCGGAAGGCAAGGAGATGGAGGAGAAGATCGCCAAATTGGCCACCGGTCTAAAAGTCCCCCGGTCCAGTATCGTCTCAGACGCTGACGGACTTGGGTTCTACTTGGAGAGCTACCTGAAAGGCATCCGGGAGTTCCACGGAGGACAATCAGCTATTGACTCCAAGACGTACAACAACATCAAGTCGGAGTGCGCATTCAAGTTGGCGGAGCTCATCAACAAGCGCCAGATCCACATCATCTGCTCTCCCGAAGTTCAGGAGAAGATCAAGCAGGAGATGACGGTCCTCAAGTCCAAGAACACGAACTCCGCTGAGCAGAAGCGAGAGCTCATCTCTAAGGACACCATGAAGCAGCTCCTCGGCAGGTCACCAGACTTCCTGGACATGCTCATCATGCGAATGATATTTGAGATCAAGCCGAAGGCGACTGGCATGAAGTCCGCCAAAATCATAATTCCCGCAAAACGATGATACTGGACATCATAACCCTCATCCGCAACATGGTCAAGATGGTCAATCCTCTGGCCGTCTTTGAGTGTGACCAGGCTCGAATGCTGAACGTCAAAGTGGATACGATGGAGAGGTTCGTGACAGACTCGGATGGCAATCAGACGTCGTCCGACTTTGTCTATGTTGAGGAGCCCACCACTGGCTACTACGATACGCCATATCGGGGCTATCCCACTCAGCGTACCATCATGCAGGTCTATTTCTGCAAGTTCGAGCCGATGGCCAACGATGCCTACAAAGGCGATACGAAGTTCAGCAAGAACTCGCCCACCATTGGTCGTCTGGAGTTGAAGAGCCAAATCGAGGAGCAGATGGTCCGGCCTTTCCTATACTTGCTCAAGAACTCCCAACTGGTCAAGCAATACCCGGAAATCATGAATACTGTCCGGGTGTTGTACCCGTCTTCCAGGTTTGACGCCAACGAGGTAAGTGTCGGACTGGAGTTCACCTTCAAACAGGACTGGTGCTTGGACGCCTACAAGGACAAGATCTGGCGCCCCCTCCTTGAAGTGGTGAAGCCCGGGTTTGACTTGTCGGGGCACACTATACTCTTCGACCGACAGGACTTGCCCATGCCGGTCTATCCCCCGGCATGGAGCCAATCTCTGTTTCACGAGGTGGGTCTCCAGCTACTTGTATTCTCCATCTCGCAAACAGACAATTTTGTTGCTCAGCTTAGTTTGGATGAAACCGAGGACGTTGTTGTAGACTACGCATGGACCAAAGAGGACGGATGGAAGAAGTCGAGTGTGACGTATCCTGACATGGGTCCGGATTTTAGGTTCATCGTTAGCAAAGTAGATGTCGAGGACATTCCTGAGCCCTACTGGAGTCTCAAACACTGCTACATAAAATGATACAGCGAACCGACATACAAGGCGGTCAGATGACGTTCGGCCAACGCATAGAGCTTGGCCGGATCATCACTGACAAGGAGCTGACAGACATCGACAAGATGAAAGAAGGCATGCAATGTCTTGGTGTCAAATGGAATCTGAGGAACACCTCAGAAATTGTCGAGTACTGGTATGAGGTCCTCATGGGCATTAAATACTGGATTGAACGAGAACAGGCTGAGCTCAAGTACGAGCCCAGTGCTGAGGAAAAGGCAGCCGGCATTGCCCAATTCTCCATGGTGGTTGGCGAGATGGCCACCATCACTGCACTGGCCAAGGACTATTCGAAGGACCCGGACGAGATCCTGGAGTGGAAATACGGAAAGGTATACAACCTCCTTTTCACCAACTTGCAGAGTCACCTCTTCCGGGAGCGACTGAACAAGGAACTGGAGCGTAAGGCTCAGCAGAAAGCCAATGCTCGCAAACCCAGAAACAAATGGCGGTAGGACTGGAACAGATATTGGCTGAGGGACTCACTCAGATGCGGGACGAGGTCATCCGGGCATCACAGGATGCCGGACAGGAAGCCTCCGGCAGAACCTATGCTCAGATAACGGTCCAGACGGGACGGGAAGGTGAAACAGTTTGGGGAACAATCGAAGCTCCGAACTACTTCTACACTCTCATCCGGGGACGAGGTCCTGGCAAGATCCCCGCCAATTTGGGACAGATCATCATGGAGTGGGCAAAGCTCAAAGGCATCACCTTCTCGGACCCAAAGGACCTGGTCCGATTCGGAAATGCCACTGCATGGAAGATAAAACGAGAGGGCTCAGAGCTTTACCGCAATCACATTTACGTTGACTTGGTCGACACTCCTGCGGACAACTTCGAGGAGTACCTGTCTCAGCATTTGGACAAGATGATGAAGGTCCTCATCGAGGAGTCATTCACTCCTGACAACAATATGGACCACGGATATATAATATAGCGCGATATGGCAATAATCAATCAACCGGCTGAAGACTCCCTATTCTCAGCATATTCGCAAATACCAGTTGAGACTGACGACTCCACACTTGGACTCGAGGTCAAGACCCAAAACTTCGACGAGAGCAATATGATCTCGTTGAACATCATTGACGCTAATCCGATAGAAATATTGGACAACAGTAATGGTTCCAATCAAAATTGGTTCAGGGAGTTCGTAATACCCCGAAGGATGGTAGCTGGAGAGTGGTATGCTTTCAGGTTTAGCTCTGGGAATGTAGACAAGTCAACCTCGTTGACTGTCGCATTGTATCAAGGAAATGCTGAAGGACATGGCGTGGTTAAAGTTGCTACGACGGATCTTGCTATTTTACCGAATCAATCGTGGAGAGTTCAGGTGCCTACTACCGAGAACGTTAGGCACCCTAATACGGTACTAATCATATATGCCGGGAAAGAAGGAGAGACTGCTAATACTTGGGTTGAACTAAGGGGACTAACTTTGACCTACGGCAAAAACTTTATTAGCTATCATCCCAGTTCAGTGATGGCAGCGAACACATTATCTGAAAGAATCGACATCTACAGGGATTCTGGATTTGGGACGACGAAGAAATACGACCTCAGTTTCTTGGCTAAAGCGGGATTCCGGGATCGTCCCATAACATACCCGTATGTTAACTCACGTATAGGCTTTGGCATTGACTATAATCTCATATCGGCATACGCCTACAGAGGCATCGGTGAACAAGACTTCAACGTACGATATGCCTCTCGAGGAGTTATGCCACGAGGCCACAACGTTAACTTCTCCGGGTCATACTTAGGACTCGTACTGACTGACCGGGTTCCTGACAACGACAGGAATCTGTATGTAAAAAAATACTACGGGTATCCGTACTACGTCACCCTATTCCCGAAAGGGTTTTGGGGGTCACATAATCTCGCTATACCGGTCGACGTTCGGGTTAAACTTACGGGGATTTCGGACGAAAATCAATTTGACATTTCCAGCCGGCTCAACATCCCTCTTGTGTATGGATTTGAGGACGAAGATAGTGACGGAGCTGATTACGTAAAACTCAGACCTTCGGGGGGAGCATATCCCGGTGAAGCATGGAATATCATATTCGTCGATGCAGAGGTACCTTGCAACCCATTCTACATTCGCTGGATAAACCAGAAAGGCGGATGGGACACTTACATGTTTGAGCAACACAAGAAGTATACGCAGGAGGTTGACCGGGGAGACCAATACGTATTGGCTAATGCCCGGGATCCTTATGCCCCAGAGACGAGAGGCGAGTTAGCTCCGGAGTTTAAGAACATAGTCCAAGCCGGATCAGAACAGCTTGATGAGAACGACTTCAACTTGCTCAAAGGAATTGCTCTCTCGCCTCTGGTTCAGGTGTACAACTATCCGATCCGGGTATGGCAACGGGTTCTCGTAAATGACACGGACCTAACTTGGGACACTAAGGCCCCACGGAACACTGTTAGCTACGAGTTCCAGCTTATTGACGAACAAACTCAGTGGTAATATGAACTACGAACTACTCATGAAAGGCATTGACGGTGAGGTCTGGTCACTGGACCTCCCGCTGGATGCTCCTGCGATGAATTACCAGATCAACAATCTGGCGGAGCTGAAAGACAGGAATGCCTCATACTCCCAGCGGATTAGTCTGCCCAGGACGACCCATAACGAGCAAGCATTCCAATTCAGTTTTGTAGTTGGCTCAGGTTCGTATGTGCCATACATGAAGTTTCCTTGCCAACTATTCTATGAGGGAGCACTCATATCCCCGGCTGGAGCAGTATTGAACATCGTAGACGTATCAGATACATCGATCGGGATCCAGATTCTCGGAGCAACCGCTGACTTGTTCGACACCCTCAACAACACTGACGCGAAGGATCCCGGGACTGGCATGTTTCTCCTCAAGTGGTACACGGACACAATGGGACAGGCCGAGCGATACCTCTCCGGCCCCGGGGAATCTAAAGTCCTGTACTTTTGGCTATATGCAACTCTCCAGAAGAACCCGAACGTCCCCCCGATCTCCATGGAGGCAATCAGGCAAGTCAGGGAGTTGGACAAGTTCTACCCCCACCTCAACTGGTATGACTTGGTGACATGGATCTTCGATCGAGCAGGCTACAGTCTCAAGACCGACGTAGACCCCGTCGACCGAGCCGAAATGTTTTTGCCTTGCACTTACCCCGTTTTGGCAGACAACCCCAAGGCCCCGAAAGCATCCGGAACTGGCTGGATCCAGGATCCCCCGGTTGGCACCAAGGTCGATGTGATATGGGAAGGCTACCCCGGGGTAACTCTCAGTGACCCGGTCGCCGGACGTTTGATTATTGGCACCGAACCCGGAACATTCAGCTGGATGACTCTATGGGACACGACCATCACGTTTAGTTTCTCATGGTCCAATATTTCTGTCATCCAAAATGGTGAGGTGGCAGTCAAAGTTACCCACTACAAGAACGACGGAACCCGTGCTGTAGTGTTGAACAGGTCCTGGACATCGGGGTCTTCTGGCAGCGTTTCGGTTGACATCCCGATGGAGGCAGGGGAGCACATACTGGTGTCTGGGACTCTCGCCGTAATCCGTCGCCCTGCCAGTCAGTTTGACATGAGATTTCCGGTCAGCATTACTGCTCCTCCTGTGCCGGAAACTTCACCAGGGGATAAGCCCCAGCCCGGGCTAACCTATGACCTCCTGGCCTCTACTGGATTCAAAAGCTTGGGGGACATAGTCAAAGCATTTGTCCAGCTGTTTGGTCTAACCGTCGACGTTAATCCCGCCACAAAGGTAGCAAGAGCATACTCTATTCAGGAGTTTTACAACAGACGAAGTTCGTCCGGGAAGAATTGGTCTGACAAGTTGATAAAAGGAAAGGACACCAAACTTACGTTCCAATTGTCCAGCTATGCCCAGTCCAACGAGATAAAATTAGAGGATAACAAGGACAATAATGTTACGGACTCGTACAAGTTCAGCATCCCGGACGTCAACCTCCAGCCCACAAAACTCCTGTTCCAAATTGGGTTCTTAGCCGGACTTAATCAAGACCTCTATGACTGGGACACTACAAATAAGATTCATACACTTGCTAACTACCCGATTTGGACTATCAATAGAGGACGGATGGAGAACGGGGAAATGACTGAGACGACTTGGGAGTATAATGCTCTCAGTAAACCGATGGTGGTCCACATCAATAAGTCCGACTATATGTGGCCCCAAATAAGCGTAGGCTATAGCCTTACACGGGTACGACTATACACGGCATATTTCAAAAATTTGAATTACTACGTTCCGAAGTACTACGACAAGCTCATCAACAATATACTCAAAAGACCGAAGATCCTACAGACCCAAATTCTTTTGGACTCGCTCGACATCCAAAGCCTGGACCTGTTCAACCCGATATGGCTGGAAGAGCATGGGTTCTGGTTCTACGTCTCAAAGATAAACAACTTCCAAGCTGGGAAGATAACCAAAGTGGACCTAATACGAATGTGATATGGCCGAAGAACAGAAAAGTACAATCTACAATGTCCGGGTAACAGCTGAGGATGCCCTCAAGACGTTAGCCGAATTGAAACTCCGGTCCCAGGAGTTGAGAGATCAGCAGAAGGCTCTGGGCAAAGTGACAGAGGAGAATGCCCAAGAATACTACGCACTTGACAACCAGATCAAGGCAATCAACAGCGAGGCGAATAAGTACCAGAAGCAAATCCAGAATAACATTAAGCTCCAGAACCAACAGGAGGCCAGTCTGAACAAGCTGAAAACTCAGTTGGCTTTGGACAATGCCGAGTTTGCAGAGTTGGGCAATTCGATGCAGGACGCGGCTCGTAAAGCCGAGCTCGGAAAGCGTATTGCAGAGACCACTGAAGAGCTCAAAGCTCAGGAGGAGGCACTCGGGGACTACCGCCGATCCGTTGGTAACTACGAGAAGGCAACGGATAACCTGAAACAGGAGCTCAACGACTTGACAGACACTCTGATCCGGATGGCTCAAGCCGGGGATACGAGTTCAGCATCCTTCAAGGAGATGGTCAAGCGAGCTGGTGAGCTCAAGGCGGCAGAGGACACGGTCAATACAGCCATCGACCAGACTGGACGAGGAATCGACACACTGGTCGCTGTTACGGATGCAACCTCAGCAATCACTTCCGTCTACGGACTATGGACCACAGCCACTCAGGTACTGGGGAGCGAGAACGAGGAGCTCAATGCTACTATGACGAAGATGATAACCATCATCACGGCTCTCTCCTCTTTGTCTTCTCTCCAAGCAGCTCTCTCCAAGACCGAAGCCACGTATCGTGCTGCATCCAACTTGGTTCAGCTGGTTGGCATCAACCAGACTCTCGCCGAGACGAAAGCGATAGCTGCTAAGAACGCCGTCCAGGGGGCTGGTAACATCCTCACCAAAGCAGCAGCTGCTGCTACTTGGCTTTGGAACGCGGCTTTGGCTGCCAATCCTGTTGTGTTGGTGGCAGCGGCAGTAGGCGGATTGGTGGCTGGAGTGGTTGCTCTTACGAGCGCATTTAACAGTAATACGGAAGCTCAGGAGAAAGCAACTCGGGCAATGGAAGCATACAATCGAGCTGCCGAAGCCTCCACATACGTTCTGGACCAGATCGAGACCAAGCGGAACACTCTGTCCAAAGCCGAGGAGATCCGGGGCAAACGGGAGATCGAGAACCTCAAAGCCAACCATGCCACGTCGGAACAGATTGCCGAAGCTCAGCTCAAAACAGCCAACAAGCTCCGTGAGATTGAAATGAGTGCAGCTCGTCAAAGACAGATGGCTGCAATGGATGAGTTTGATTCCTTGAAGAAGGTGATTGCAGCCAAGGAGGAGGAACTCAACACGTGGTCCGGAAGCTTGGACAAATACAAGGAGGCCAAAAAGGAACTCGACGACTTGAAAGGTCGATACCAAGAACTATTCCGGACAATCGAGAATGAGGGAGCCGCAGTTGCCAACTTGGCTCTCGAGACTGCAATAGCCAATCGGGAGGCTCAGCAGTCTATTGCTGATAAGGCTCTGGAGGTTGCTTTGAAGAACTCGGAAGCCATGCAGAAGATCCGGGAAGACGATCTCAGGTTCCAAACAACATTCCAGTCTACGAGCATAGCCATCCGGATGGAGTATGAGAAAAAGCTCTACAAGGCAGCTCAGGATGGAGCCCGGGAACGTCTGGCTCTCCAGAAAGCTCACGGCAAAATTACTAACAAGGAGTATCAGACGGCTCTGAATGCCATGGCTCGGTCTGACAAGCAGTTCTACGAGAACCAAGCCAAACAGCTCAATGACTACCTTGCGGGGGTGAGAGCAAACATATTGGCTGTAGCTTCCGGAGGCACAGTCGATATGCAGATTGCTCAGGTTACCCAGAAGTACCAGGACGCCATGAAGGAGCTGGCCAACATTCAGCCTCCCCAGTTCGTGAGAGGTATGAGCGAGGAGGAATACCAGAAAGAGTATGCCGCTTATGAGCAGTTCCTGGTCAACAGAGCCGAACTCGAGAAACAGATCCAACAAAACCTCCAGGACGAAATCAAAAAGATCCGCGAGGACGCTACCAAACAGCAACTTGACCGGTTCAACCAAACTCTAAACGAACAGTATGCCGAGGACCTCTCGAAGGCAGCGGACAACGAAAGGAAGAAGCTGGAGCTCGAGAATGAGATGCTCCAGAAGCAAATCGAAGCCAGGAAAGCTGCCGGGGAGAAAACCTATGAGCAGGAGGCCCAGCTCCGAGCCAACAATCTTCGTCTCCAGCAAATGGACCTCGACAAGGAACTCGCTCAAGCCGAGTTAAATCACAAGTCCAAGTATGAGATCCGGAAAAGGTATCTGGAGGCTGAATTGGCAGCAGCTCAAGGAAACGAGGACGCCATTGCTCAGATCCAACTTGAGATGGCCGAGAATGAAGAGGCTTTATGGGAGGAGCGAATCGAGAAACTCCAGGAGTATGCCGAAATAGCATCCGGCTTCGCCACTGCTTTCAACGACTTGGCCCGTGCTCTCGGGGAGCGCCGGGCTCAGGAGGTAGAAGAACAGTACAGCCGGGAGGAACAGGCTTTGGCAAATATGTATGCTAATGGCCAAATCACAGAGGCCCAGTATAACGAGAAGAAAATCAAGATGGAGAAGCAGAAGGAGAAAGAACTTGCCAAAATCGAACGGGAGCAAGCTATCCGGGAGAGAGCAATGGGCTCCTTCGAGATTGGCATTAATACTGCCATCTCCATCATGGCATCGGCTAAAATGGGATTCCCTTTGGCTATCCCATTCATCGCAGCAGCTGCAGCTTTGGGAGCAGTCCAGATGGCAGCTCTTTGGGCAGCTCCTCTGCCGAAAGCCGCAAGAGGTAAATACATTGAGGGACCCAGTCATGCCGCTGGAGGAGTGCACATTGAGGCGGAAGGAGGTGAGACCATCATCAACAAGAAGTCGAGCCGTATGTTCCTTCCTCTCCTGTCAGCCATAAACGAACTCGGTGGCGGAGTACCGTTCACTAAAGTTGGGTCGGACGGGGGATATGCTATCCGATCATTCGCTGAGGCGTCGGAGCCCATGAATCGGCTTGATATGGAGAGGGCAATTCAGAAAGCATTTGGTCAAGTAAGGGTGATTGCTACAATCGAAGACATCCGGAGAGAGGATGCTAACTATGTGCAGATCCAGGACCGGGCTAATTTTTAATTAACCCAGCACAAATAGTATTTCAATATCTATTAGGAATAATTATATTTGTATCGAAATAGTTTGGCACATGATATTCATCAACTTAAAAGGTGCAATTGACTCCGAGGAGAATCGGGTTATGATGGAGCTCTGGGGAGGTACCTCAGAGATCTGTTCCGTGGAGACCTTCCGCCGGGTACTTGATGAACACCCCGACGAACAGGAGGTGTGCATCAACATCGACTGTGACGGTGGCTCTGTTGAGGAGGGCTTCAAGATTTACGACCTCCTTCGCATGAGCGGGAGGACGATATATACAAATATTGTCGGGGGATGCCACTCGATGGCAGTGTGCATCCTGTTGGCAGCTCCGGCAGAGAACAGGTCAGCAAACCGGAACTGCCGGGCACTCATCCACCGGGTATACATGCCTGTAGGGGATTGGCTCACTTCAGACGACGCTCGCAGCATTGCCGAGGAGTTGGCATTGGAGGAGGAGGCTATTCTCGACGTGTACGTCGAGAGGACAGGTCAAGACAGGGAACGGCTCCGCAATGTCATGCATGAGGAGCGAATCCATGATGCCAAATCCCTTCTTGACTTGGGATTCATTTCCAAAATCAATTCATACAACACAAACCAAATTTTTAATGCTATGGCAAAAAACGAAAAAAGCGCTTATGAGAAGTTCATGAGCAAGGTCAAGGCATTCCGGAATGGCAAGAAAGGCGCTCCCGCCAATTTTGACTATCTGGATGCTGAAGGTCAGGTCGTACTCCAGACCGTAGGAGAAGAGGACAATCTGGCCGAAGGTGTAGAGGCAACTCTCGCCAACGGTGAGACGTCGGGCACTGTCGTTCTGGAAGACGGCCGGGTGGTTACTGTCGAGGACAACATCGTCACCAGCATCGAGATGGAGGACACCGAGTCTCTCGAGGACCGCGTTGCAGCACTGGAGGCGATGCTCGACGAGGCAACGAACCTCATCGAGGAGCAGGAGAACGAACTCCGCAACCTCCGTGGTAGCAACTACCGCCCGAAGAACCGCAAGACGGTTCTGCCCGGAGGCAAGAAGCCCGAACCCTCGGCAGCTGACCTGAAAAACGAAGCTCGCGAAAAGCTCCAGAAGGTCAACGCTGCCAAAAAGATCCTCAAGTAGTCAAACTCAAAAACTTTAAGAACTATGGCAGTTAAAAACGGCGGATTCCTCGACATGGACAAGTTCACTTTTTGTGGACGGGTCATTCAGGCAATCTCGGAGATGATTATGGAGGACACCATTCAGGGTCCTGACATCAACTCCATTCACACAGTCTTCCCAGACATCGTCACTAACACCGAGGTGGGTTACATCGGTGAGGGTGGCATGGTCGGCGTGGTCAACACCGGGTGTAACCCGACTCCTCAGCCGTGGAACATCAACACCCGCAAGCTGAAATGGGAACCCGGCATCTGGGAGATCCTCCTGTCCCAGTGTTACACTGACCTTCAGCAGTCGGCAACTATCTACTCTCTCCGCACCGGCGTCGACATTCCGGACTTCACGGATACGGACTACATGAACATCGTCATTGAGGTTCTGGAGCGTTCCGTTATGGACTTCTGGTACCGCCTGTTCTGGTTCAACGACAAAGACGCCGAGAACGTTGCCAACAGCGGTATCATTACGGATGGGCTCGACCTGAAATTCTTCACCATCATCAACGGTTTCTGGAAACAGATTACCACGCAGGTTACAGCCAATCCGTCCCAGCGCGGAGCAACAATTACGGAAAATACCGGGGCATCTTACGCAGCTCAGAAGCTTGCTCCGGACAAGGCCAAGGAATACATTCAGTCGGTCGTGTTCAGTGCCCCGCTTCTGCTCCGTCAGCAGTCTGACAAGTTTATCCTCGTTACCCAGTCGGTCTACGATGCCTATCAGCAGTCTCTTATGGACGCTTGCTGCCTCGAATCGGCTCGCTTGGCTCTGCTGAATGGCATGGAGGCTCTCAGCTTCAACGGCATCCCGGTCATCGCAATGCCCATCTGGGACAAGATCATCGCTACGTCGGAAGACACTGGCACGAAGCTCAATAACCCCCATCGAATTCTCTTCACCTCGAAGAGCGTGCTCGGCATAGGTGTTGATGCAATCGACAGCTTCGAGAAGATGCGGATCTGGTACGAGTACAAAGACCGTGTAGTCTACGTAGAACTCATGGGTCGGGCGGATGCCAAGCTCACTAACCCGGATCTGTTCTCGGTAGGTATCTAATCCTCAAAAATCTAAGAAAATGGCAGGACTTGATTGTTCTAAAATCAAAACAGGATTCATCAACCAGGTGTGTGGTAAGCCGGCAATCGCCGGCACCACCGCCAGGGTGATCCTCATCAGCTACTCGGACGTCGACAAATCGAAGTCTGTTGTAATTGACAACGTTATCTCTTCGCTCATCCTCAAGGCAGGTGCCACTGGTTACGAAGTCGACTCGCTGCCCAACGCAACAGTTGGCTCGGACACCATCAATGCTGGCACGTATCTCAAGACCCACCAGCACAACGTGGTCGTCCGAATCTTCAAGAAGTCGGAAGCAGCCAAGAAGTTCGTAAACGGCCTGACCAATGCCCGCGTCATCGCTATCGTCGAGAACAACGACACCGGAGACAACGGGGACACCAAGTACGAGGTGTATGGCTGGGACTCGGGTCTGGAGCTCACCGAAATCACTGTCACTACCGAAATGACCGACGGCGTCGCTTACCAGGTAACTCTGGCCAACGGTACCATCGCTCAGGAAGGTTCGCTCCCGATGAGCCTCTTCAACACGGACGAGAAGACCACCGACCTCATGGTCGAAGGGCTCCTTGCCGGAGGCAGCACCGGGTGTACGGTAAAGGGCATGATGGAGTTCTTGAATGACACTCAGGAGACCGTAGGAAATATGGTTCCCATCACCCTGACTCGAGACAGCTGTAAGATGTATACTAAAGTGAACATGCCCGCAGCTCCTACGTCTCCGAATCCGGCTGTTGCATTCCCGGGATCGGGACTTCCGGCAAACTACATCTTCTCCAATGGTACTACAGGAGCCGCAGCTAATCCGCCCGAACTGTACTACCGCAACAACTCTGGGTCCACCCAGACGGAAACCCAGTGGGGTGCCAAGATTGACGACACAAACATCCGGAAGACGTACGTCAACGGAGAGTATGTCATCATTCTGAGCACCTATGTAGGTGCCCCGAAATCGTAGCACTCATGACTGACATGCTCGAAAGACTGAGAGCTTACCAATCCAAGTATGGGTCCCTGAAAGGCGAAGCCTATCGGGCCCATACATTGGAATTGGAAAAGAATCCCGCTCTCCATCGAGAAGTAGACGAACTTTCTCGGTACTTTTTGAATAAGTCAGTTTCCCGATGCGGCTTCTGCCTGATCGAAGCCGACTTAGCATTAAGACGAATAACAGAACAACAAATGAAAAACGTAGCACACCCCGATTACGAACTCCGAGCAGGTACTCTGCTCCACGACCCAATCAACAAAGAGTTCAGCAAGATCCTCACTCCGAGAAACATCACGGAGGAGCTTTGCCTGTACCACATCGCATTCAACAAGGATGCGCTCTCGTACTTCACCCGGGTCCCCGAAGATCTGAACGACCGGCTGGAGAAGTTCATGGCACGTTACGGCAAGGAAATGCCGGACAAGGACGTGGAAATCAAGAAGCGTCAGGCTCAGGTTCTGAGCAAGCAGATCGATTCTGTCAAAGCCGAACTCGAAGAGCTGAACAAGAAACAGATCGAGCTGAACGCCAAGCTCGATGAGTACTCCAAAGCCATGGAGGCAATCCATGCCATTCTCGACTCGGCATCCGCCGAGGAGAAGACTGAGGAGAAGACCGAGGAGAAGACCGAGGAGAAGCCCGAGGAGAAGCCCGAGGAGAAGCCCGAGGAGAAGCCCGAGGAGAAGCCCGAGGAGAAACCCGCCGACATCGACACCGAGGTGAAGGAGTTCATCGACGCCGGGATGGATCTGGAAGCCATCAAAGAAGCCTATGCAGACTCGCAAATGTCTGCCGGGGAGATTGAAGAGGCTTACAACCGGATAGTCAATCCCGTTTCAGAGGCTCCCAAGAAGGGAGCCAAAAAAGGAGGGTCCAAATAGGACTGGTAATAGGACGGGGTCGCTTCCCGTCCCTCCTACTATTAAAATTACGCCAGTATGAAAGTTGCACAGATCAAATCAGCTCCTCAGTTCGAATCCCGGGACTGGAGACAATATGGCATCCAAACATACGGAGATACCAACGACTTTCCCCAGACAGTCAGCGAGATTGTTCAGGCTTCAAAGACCGGCAATGCCTGCTTGAGCATATACAATGACTTCGTATACGGTCACGGGTTCAAAGATCCGGGTATCTACAAATTGCGGGTCAACAAAGAAGGGGAGAAGCTTGACAAGATCCTCCGCATGGTATGCAAAGACTTCACGTTATGGCATGGGTTCGCCATCCATGTTAACTACAATATGAACTTCCGTGTCAGTTCGATCCACCACATTCCGTTCGAGTCTCTCCGACTTGCGAAGGCAGACGATGGTGGATTCATTGGCCGGACGGCATATCATCCTGACTGGGGTCACCGAGACAAGACGAGGTCCCGGTGGTCCCCGTCCGACATTGAGTGGTTTCACCTCTTCAACCCGGATCCGGAGGTTATTCTGAACCAGGTAGAAGAAGCTGGCGGGTGGGACAATTACAATGGCCAGATCCTCTACTTCTCCGGAGACTCCGAAGGCAGTCCCTCTTACCCGGTCCCCATCTTCATCGCTGAGATGACGGACATGAGAACTGAGGAAGCACTTGCCAATGTAGCCGGTAGAAACGCATGCTCCAACTTCTTGTCAGCTGGGATCTTGGTAGACATCAAGGACGAGACTCAAGATCAGTCCCAAGTCAATGAGACCCAGAAAGAGCTCAACAAGTTTCAAGGAGACGAGAACACTTCTCAACTGTGGTACATACAGTGCAAGTCCAAAGATGAGGTGCCCCAGTTCATAAGGTTCTCCGGGGAGAACTATGACAAAGCATTCGAAGTAACGCAGAGAGTCATCCCGGAGAACATTGGTCAAGCCTTCAAGCAGCCTCCCATTCTTCGAGCTGTTGACGTGGGGGCTAACTTTGGGGCTGATCTCATGACCAATGCCTACAAGTACTACAACTCTGTTACAGTACGGGAGCGTCAGCAGCTGGAGGAGACTTTCGTATCGATCTTTGAGTACTGGTGGGCTCCTTTGGAAAATCCCGACTTCGCTATTCAGTCTCTCACTTACAATGCCGGCGAGTCTATAGCAGACAGAATTGGCAAGGACAACATGACTCAGGTACTGGAGATTATCCGGGACCAGATGCTCTCCACTGTTCAGAAAAGAAACATGCTCAAGCTCATTTATGGGCTTTATGACGAGGAGATTATAAAACTCATGCCCGATGATACTCAACTCTAACGACCTTCGGAATGTTCGGCCGATAGCCGAGAACATCAACGACCCGGCCAGACTGGAGCCATACATCCAGGAGGCTGAGACTCTCAGACTGGTGGATGCCATAGGAGCCAATCTCTACAGATGGCTCGACGAGACAGACTTTTCAGGCCCCGGTCCTTTCCAATACGGGGACGTAACCATTACAAAAGATCAGTACACTGCCGCCATGGAAGGCGGGTATTATGATGGTGGCTGTTCCGGGGATGGTCGAAGCGAAGGACTCAAGATCGCCATTGCATACATTGCGTATTCCCGATTCATCGTCAACAATCCAATCAACCCCACTGCCTTCGGGGTGAGGTACAAAGATGGCGAATTCAGCACTCGAGTAGAAGACAACATCATCATCCGTAGCTCGAACGAAGCACGGAACATCGGGGAAGCCTACCTCGAGAAGGCTATAAATCACCTTAAAGCTCTGCGGTTACTGACTCCATGTACTGAATACAAGGAGTCCCCGTCTCGTAAAATGATTATAGGACGTAATAAATTATAAGTTTAACAGATATGGGGGAGGAAGTCATGAGAGCGGGAAAATGGATATGCGGGAGCATTGTAGGGTTTTGGGGGCTTTTAGCTCCGGTCCAGGTCCTTATCCTCTGTGTCTGTATTGCCATTATCGTCGACTTCATAACTGGAAATATTGCTGACTACAAGCGCCACAAACGAGCCCATCAAAAATATGTGTTCAAAAGCGAGAAAATGTGGGACACGTGTTGGAAGTTGGGGCTCAGCATTATCGGTATTGGCATGGCCTACATGCTTGACGTGCATGTCCTCCCGAACTTGGGGGGTCTCAACCTTGCCAACTTCTTCGCTGCTTTTGTGGTCGGGACTGAGTTTTGGAGCTTTCTGGAGAACTCCGCAATCATTTCGAATCATCCCATATTCCGGGCTCTCCGGTCATACATGGAGAGATCGGTCAGCAAGAAAACTCAAATAGATTTTGAATGCCATGAAGACAAGTAAGTATTTTAAGCCCGAAGAATTCGAGCGATGCAATCCGTCTTGCTCCATCGAAGACATGGACCAGGACTTCCTCGATCTCCTGGATGACCTCCGGGAAAAGGCAGGCATCCCCCTCGTCCTCAATTGTGCTTATCGTTCCAAAGAACACGATAAGGCAAAAGGACGGTCCGGTAACAGTGCTCACACAGAAGGTTTGGCAGTGGACATCCGGTGTGCCTCGGGCCCCAATCGGATGAAGATCCTCCGGGCAGCCATTGCATTGCGGATCCGGAGGATAGGCATCGACGGGAATTTTATCCACGTAGATGCTTCTAAAACCCTCCCGCAGGACACGATATGGACTTACTAAAGAGAGTACTCTGCACAATAGTTCTTGTAGGTATAGGCTTTATAATCGGGCGTAAAACAGTCGAGGAAAAGACCGTTATAAAGTACGTCGATTTACCCCCAATTCAGGGGGAGGTCAAAGTCCCGGATTTGGTTCCAAAATGGGAGGGTTTTAGGAATCCAATCAAATTGATATATATCTATAAGGGCCAGGAGGAAAAGGTTCCCCAAACACCCCCAGAAATCACAAATGGAGGGGGTTTTGGGGAGGGCCAAAAGGAGGTGGACACTCTGGAGAGCGTAAAAAGGACAATATTGGACTGGAATACGACCAGGAAATACGCTGGAACATTCTTCAAAGATCCCAAAATTGGCCAATTTGACTGGGAAGCTACAGTCCAATACAACACTCTCCAGCATCTTACGTACAAGTATATCCCCGTTCGAGAACAAATCAAAGAAACGAGGTCCCCGAAATGGTCCCCCTTTCTGAGAGCTTCAGCTAACTCATTCGGGCAGGTTGGGGCTGGGGGAGGCATATATTACAGGAATTTCGGAGTAGATATATCCTATGTGCGGGACTTCGAGCTGACCCGATCGGGGTATGGGGTTGGCTTTAGCTGGAAATTTTAGGAAACTACTCCGTCCCGGGCTTAGGGGAGCCCGGGTTTTTTGTGTCCCCAAGCCGGGATATTGGCCCCCGTGGCAGGACCAGCAGTAAACAATGAGAAACAATAATAAACAATCATTGTTTCTCGATAATCGATTGAATATCAATGATTTAGGCCCTTGTAAACAATGTAAACAATAATATAGGAGGAAAACCTGAATAGGGAATATGTGTTCTAATATTGGATAATAGTGTTCTTAAAGAGGATAAGACCCCCTATAAAAAGGTTATATAGAAATCATTGTTTACATTGTTTCTCCGGGGGTGATTTTAGGGCCTAACCCATTGAGTGTCAACCACTTAGGTGAGAAACAATGGAAAATTTATTGTTTCTCTGCTATTTTTCCAGCATTTTATCGTAGTATTTGCAGCAGAAGTATTATATTTGTGATACAAACAAAAACAAACTACAATATGAAAACCATCACCTACACCAACAATCAAGGACTCGAACTCAAGATCAACAAATTCTCCTCCGGGCAGTTCAAATGGGCATTCAGCCTTACCTTCAACAACGGAGTCCACACCTTCTGCTACACCATGACGGAACTCAGGACCATCCTACTGAAAAACGGGATGACCCGGAAATGGGCAGCCAATGTAAAAGACAGGTTTGACCCCCTCACTGAGGAGCACGTACTTATTAATAGGTATAGGACCCCCGGAGGTTCTGAGATGGAGGTCTTCATCACCAGCCGAATCCCGTTCGTAAATATGGTAGGAACCGGGTTGGACATGGGGTATATGAAATTCCAGCTCCTGGAGCATAAACTCAACCGCTACGGGTTCAAACAGTTTTAATCCCGGGGACCCCCAAAATAGGGGTCCCAACTTTTTTCTCATTTTTCAATCAAAAAATTTTTTACTTCAAAAAACTTTTCTTATATTTGTGATACAGACAAAAGGATAAGACAATGACAACTACAAATTACATTAATAGCAACGGTTTAGGGCTTAAGGTTACCCAGCTTCCTTCGGGTGCTTTCGATCTCTATTTCAGCAATGGGTTCATCTCCACCTGCTACACAGAAGAGGAGCTCCAGGACCTCATCCAACGAAAAGGCTTTCAGAAATGTTGACCACATACATGAATCCTCAGCTAACCAGATTGGACGTAGTAACTACGGAGGACGGGTATCTGTTAACCCTCAATCAGGTAATGGAATTAAAAAAGCAGAAAATAGAACACGTAGAAGCATTCATTAAGGAACATAAATTCAAGCCAATTATTATGAAAAAAATCGAATGGAGCACTCCGGCACGGCCGGCAATCAGAGAAGACTATTTCTCAAGTCTCATAGGTCCCGAGGTTGAACCGGACAAAGTGGTGGAGCTTATAAACAAAATGCAGAAGAGAGTTAACAGTCTTGACGATGAGACAGCCAGTCATATTTCCTCTGTCTTGTTGGAGATGGTCAAGGTAGTAAACGAAGCCACAGGAATGAGACAACTACTTACCAAACGCGAGGCTCTTCTCGTCTGCATGGGATTCAAAACTGGCGAAGCATACGTCTGCGGTAAGTATGGAATTAACGAATAGTAAAACATGGAAGAAAAATTCAACTGGGACCTCCCGGCAGATCCGGACCCCAAATCGGACAACTATTACAACGGAATCGTATCCAAGGAGCTGAAAGACTCCAGCATTGTAGCAGAGACCCTCCTCGGGGTTATTAACAGAGAATCAGTTACCAATCAGTCGGATTTTGTCAATGAAGGGATTCAGTCTATTCTTGACCAGTTTGGCATTAAAACCGACAAGCCTCTCACAAGAAAGGAGAAACTCCTGGCATTCATCGGGTTTAAAGCTGGCTCAATGTGGGAGAGGTTGGTGGAAGTCCAGAGCCAGTCAGAACCAGCTTCACCCAACCCTCTCGAAATTGTCATGATGGGACTTCTCAAAACAAACGGAAAAAAATGCTGATTTTATCGTAGTATTTACCGCAGAAGTATTATATTTGTAGTGTAAATAATAAGCATAACCCAACCCATTCTATTCAGGGTATTGGTCTACCTTCTGCAGATGAGTTCGGGTTATGCTTCTTAAAAACCTACAAAATCATGAGAACAATTAAATCAGTAATTATCGTCACTAACGCAGGACAGGTAGAAGGAGTATTCACTTCGTTTCGGGCTTTGTCACAGTCAAATGGGGTAAGCCACATAAATATAGAAGGGGTATACGAGACCTACACGGAAACGGAGCTCAAAGACATTTTTGCAATGGGCAAACACTTCCAATACTTTGGAATGAAATGTAAAATAATGGTAATGCCAGTAAATCAGTAAACTATGGAAAAGATTGAGAAATACGTAGTATTCAAATATGAAGACGAGTTCGGATTCCACTACATGAAAATGGACAAGCTTCCCGGGGAGGGGCCTACATACACGGAGCCCATCTCGTTCGAGAAGAAGATCAACCCCAACTGTACCCCGGGAGCCATCACTCAACAGCCGTTTTCAGAGGACGGAAAATCTGCCTATGTGCTCAGCTCAAAATTTGTCCCCGTGTCTGGTTGGTGGAACGACAAAGCCGAAGTTCGGGAATGGCAGGAAAGGACCCGGGTCTATAAGGCTCTCAAGGAGTTGAAGAGGAAAGGAGAGGACCTCAAGCTTGAGAAAGCTATTGATCCTCTACGAGAAGTATATGCCCGGGTCAACCCCAGCAGGAGGAGCATATTTATTGCTCAGGTGGTCTACCTCCTCACCAAGTAAACATTTTTCGTTAAAAAGATTGAAAAAATTTCAATATCAGGGGAAAATTGATTATATTTGGGATAAACAACATGGACAACACAATGACTATCAATCTCAGAGAATTAATTGAACAGAGAGGGCTCAGGCTTCAAGAAGTGGCAGAAATTCTGTTCCCCGATAACCGGTTCCCTCGAGCAGCTCTCAACCGGGTTCTCAACGGAAAAACCTTGTTGAATTCGGAGCAAGTCTCCCGATTAGCAGCTTGGCTCCGTGTATCTGTCGACGATCTCTACAAAGGAGCATGGAGTTCCGAATTTAAGGGAGAGACATGTATTCTGACAAACGGGAACTACAGAGCAGAGTTATCAGTCAAGACAGGAGAGACGAAGGTGTTCCACCTCGGGTCCCTGTTTCATGAAACTGTTCTCCATGACCCGGCTATACCTCTCAGTAAGTACATTGAACTTCTGAACACCATAATCAAAAATCATCAAGCCAATGAAAATCGAAATTAAATTCGAGGCAAACCTCGAAGAGACTCAGGATCTCGAAATGGTCCGCAAAATCTGTCAGGTTATCGGAGCAAATCCTGTGACGGCCAAAACAGCTGACGTCAAGAAACCAGCTCCTGCACAGGACGTTAAGAAGCCAGCTCCGGATCCAGTCCCCAAAAAGACTGAGGAGCCCGAACCCATGCCGATGGATGCGAACTCCTCTTTGGGTTCTGACCCCGCTGTCTCCATTCAGGACATCCGGACTCTCCTGGCAAGTAAGGTGGACAATCACCGCGAAGCTATCCGGGCAAAGCTCACTGAACTGGGAGCGAGGAATGTGACGGGACTGGATGCCCGAAACTACGACGCGTTCTACGAATTCCTCAAAGACCTTGCGTAATGGGAGCCCCGAATCACTCATCTCGTAAGCACGCCATGCTTTCGGCATCAAAGGCAGACCGGTGGATCAACTGCACCCCCAGTGCCAGACTGGAGGAAAAAGTTGAGGAAACCGGTAAGCCTTCCAAGTATGCCGAAGAGGGTACTCTGGCTCACGAGATGGCAGAATGTTACCTCCGAGCGAGGTTCCGCATAACGCCTGTTGACGTTACGTCTGCTGAACTCAGGAAGCTGAAGAAGAGTGATCTCTACACTGAGGCCATGGATGAGCCCGTAATGGCTTATTGCCAGTACGTAACGGACCAATATACGGAAGCTCTGCGGAAAACCAAAGACGCTCTCGTTCTTCTGGAGGAGAGACTGGACTTCTCGGCTTGGGTCGAACAAGGGTTCGGCACTGGAGACGCTTGCATTATCGCTGACGGGGTCATGGAGATCATAGACCTCAAGTTTGGCACTGGCGTGCCGGTTTTCGCTGAGAACAATGCTCAGTTGATGCTGTATGCTCTTGGGGCATTGTCCAAATTTGAGATGGTCTACGACATCAACATGGTGAAGTTGACTATAGTCCAGCCCCGCCAGGAGCGAATCTCGTCATGGGAGATTACCCCCGAAGACCTCTACAAATGGGGTGAGGAGGTAGTGAAACCCAAAGCAGCTCTTGCTTACTCCGGGGAGGGGGAACTCCAAGTCGGGCACTGGTGCAGGTGGTGTAAAGTCAAAGCTTTGTGTCGCAAGATGGCAGACCACAATCTGGACTTGGCCAAACACGAGTTCAAAGAGCCCGAACTCCTGACCACTGAGGAGCTCGCTCAGATTTTCGAGCAAGCCCCCATGCTCCAAGAATGGGTAAATGCTGTATCTGAGCACCTGCTCTCCAAAGCCATCTCGGGTGAGAAGATCCCGGGATATAAGGTAGTCGAAGGAAGGTCAATACGGAAATGGACTGACGAGAGTGCAGTTCAGGAAGTTCTTACCGCATGCGACTACACCCCTGATCAGTTCCAAGTTGTCAAACTGGCCGGGATCCCGGCCATCGAGAAGCTCCTCAAAAAGGACTTCGATTCACTGGTCGGGGACCTCGTCATCAAAGCTCCTGGCAAACCCACTCTCGTCCCCGAGTCTGACAAGCGTCCGGCAATGGGCAGTGAACAAGCAAAACTCGATTTTTCTAATAACTAAACTTCACAACTATGAGTGCAACAACCAAAGTAGTAACCGGCAAAGTTCGGTTCAGTTACGCCAACGTATGGGAACCCCGGGCAATGGAGGGTTCCGACCGAGCAAAATACTCGGTGTCCATCCTCATCCCGAAGACTGACTCGGCAACTCTGTCTCGGGTCAAGGAGGCCATCGACACGGCTCTCAAAGAAGGCATCGCCAAATTGGGCGGCAAGATTCCCCCGACGTGGAAGAACCCCCTCCGTGACGGGGACACCGAAAGACCGGACAATCCGGAGTATGCTGGGCACATGTTCGTCAATGCCAACTCGGACAACCGTCCTGGCATCGTGGACATCAACCTCAACCCCATCATCGAAAAAGAGGATTTCTACTCCGGATGCTATGGCCGGGCGTCGATCAATTTCTACGTTTTCAACACGAATGGCAACAAAGGCGTTGCTTGCGGGCTGAACAACCTCCAGAAGTTGGCTGACGGAGAACGTCTCTCCGGGGGATCTTCTGCAGAAGAGGACTTCGGCCAGAACCCGTGGGACGACGACCTTATGTAGGTTGGTATGCTGGGTCTTATCCGGGATTAGGGGTTCGAATCCCCGCCCAGCAACAAATTTAACAATAATTAACATGCCGAGACGCTTATATTTCGATACGGAAACATATAGCCCGGAGGACATTAAGTCCACGGGCGCCTATAAATACATAGAATCGGGGGGCTTTCAGCTCCTTATAGTGTCTTTCGCCTTTGACACCTCTCCCGTTCAGGTGATTGATCTGGCCAAAGGAGAGGAGCTCCCCGACTATTTCATCTCCGCTTTAACTGATCCGGGGATCGAGAAATGGGCGCATAACGCAGTATTTGAGAGACTCGTATTTAAGCGTATAGGACTACCTATCCCGATTGATCAATTGTATTGCTCAATGACCAAAGCAGCCTATTGCGGACTGCCTTTGGCTTTGGATGAACTCTCCAAGGCGTTGGTCCTCGGGGAGCACGGGAAGAAGTCGACCGGTAAAGCTTTAATCCGGTTTTTCTGCTCCCCGTGCAAGCCAACCAAGTCCAACGGGATGAGGACTCGGAACATGCCGGACGACGACCCGGACAAGTGGAACGAGTTCAAGACGTATGCCGAATATGACGTGATTGCCGAACGCGACATTGTGGAACAGCTGGACCAATTCCCATTCCCGGAGTTCGAACGTCGGAACTATCTCGTAGACCAGAGCATCAATGATCGGGGCATCTTGATCGATCTCGACATGGCCGGGAACGCCATTTCTTTTGATGAGGTGTACACGGAGGAGATGACCGACCGAATGAAGGAACTGACGGGCTTGGATAATCCGAACAGCTTGGCCCAGTTGAAGACGTGGCTTAGCACTAATTTCGGGCTCGAGTTCCCAGCACTTGGCAAACCTGAGATTCTGGAATATTTTAAAAATACCCCGGATGCTCCCGACTTGGTCAAAGAGGTTCTCGAGGGACGGCTTGCCTTGTCGAAGACTTCTACTAAGAAGTATATTGCTATGCTCAACTGCGCTGCCAAAGACCGGAGAGCCCACGGACTATTCCAGTTTTACGGAGCCAACAGAACAGGACGTTGGTCGAGTCGAATGATTCAGCTCCAGAATCTCCCCCAGAATCACATGAAGGATTTGGACCTCGCCAGAAGCATGGTGGAGAAAGGAGACTACGACCTCATCGAAATGTGTTACGACAGCATTCCGAATGTCCTTTCGGAGCTAATCCGGACAGCATTCATAGCCCCGGAGGGGAAAATGTTTGCAGTAGCCGACTTTAGTGCTATTGAGGCCCGGGTCCTGTCCTGGTTAGCCCAGGAGAAATGGCGACTCGACGTCTTCAACACCCATGGCAAGATCTACGAGGCATCAGCATCACTCATGTTCGGGGTCCCGATTGAACAGGTTACGAAAGGATCGGACCTCAGACAGCGGGGCAAGACGGCAGAATTGGCACTCGGATATGAGGGATCGGTCAACGCAATGGAAAAGATGGACAAGGAGAAGAAGCTGTCCAAAAGGGAAATGTATTCCATTGTAGCTCTTTGGCGCCGGGCCAATCCTAAAATTGTTGAGCTTTGGGCTGAGGTGAACGAGAAGGCCATTGAATGTGTCCAGACCAGGAAAACCAAGAAGGTAAGTTGCCTCGTCTTTGAACATGACGGGACCAATCTGACAATAGCCCTCCCAGCTGGGAGAAAATTATACTACAGAAATCCCCGTGTGAGACCCAACAGGTTCGGGCAGACTGGCATTGTCTACGACGGCATGGTCCAGTCAGTAGGATGGACAGAGGTAGAGACTTACGGGGGCAAACTGGTGGAGAACATAGTCCAGGCAATCTCCCGGGATCTTCTCGCCGAAGCAATGTACAGACTAAGCATTATGAAAGACTTCGAAATAGTAATGCACGTCCATGATGAAGTCATTGCAGAGGTAGACGAAGACCGAGCCGGGGATTGTCTGGAAACTATGTGTAGAGTTATGGGGGAGGACCTCCCTTGGCTGAATTGCTTGCCAATGGGATTGCCTCTCAAAGCAGACGGATACGTTACTAAATTTTATAAGAAAGACTAATGAAATACGACGGGGAACTTGATATTGCAATCGGACTGAGTGCAAGATCAAAAGTATGGAGCAACAAGAAACTGAAATGGTCTGAATTGGTCAGTCGACTCGGGGAGGAGAACAAGACCACTGAAACATTCAAAGAGTTTGTTTCTGCAAGCAAGGAAGACCAGCTCAAAATAAAGGACGTAGGCGGATACGTTGGAGGTTACCTGAGGGGAGGCAAAAGAAGCCCGGCCAATGTGGTCCACAGACAGTTGATGACACTCGACTTGGACTTTGCCCACAAATACCTCTGGGATGACTTTACTCTCCAGTTTGACAATGCAGCTGTTCTGCATGGGACTCACAAACACTCGGATGCGTCTCCCCGGTACCGACTAATAATGCCACTGAGCAGAGAAGTCACGGCTGATGAGTATGTGGCTATAAGCCGAAAAATTGCCGGGATAATCGGCATAGACCTTTTCGACAATTCAACTTTCGAGACCAACCGACTCATGTTCTGGCCTTCTACGCCGAAGGACATGGACTACTACTTTAAGGTTCAGGACGGTCCATGGATTGATGCTGACGAGATCCTCAACTCCTATGCCGATTGGAAGGACTCATCACTTTGGCCCACAGCTTCGTCCCGTTTCGAAGCTGTCGACAGAGCCGTTAAGAAGCAGGAGGACCCAACCATAAAGAGGGGGCTCATAGGAGCGTTCTGTAGGACGTACTCCATACCCGAAGCAATAGAGACCTTCCTCTCCGACACCTATGTTCCGTCAGCATTGGAGGATCGATACACTTACACAAAAGGCAGTGCCTCAGCTGGTCTGATAGTGTATGAGGACAAGTTCGCTTATTCCCATCATGGAACTGACCCGTGTGGGGGTAAACTTTGCAATGCGTTTGACTTGGTCCGCATACACAAATTCGGCCACCTTGACGACAAGGTCAAGGATCCCTCGTCGAAGTTGCCAAGTGTGTCAGCAATGGAGGAGTTCGTACGCAATGACCCAGACACTAAGACAACCATTGCCAACGACCACATCAACAGTGCCAAGTACGAGTTTGCCGATCCAGAGCATGATCGGACTCAGGAAGAAGTAGTCGAAAAGGAGGTTGACCCGGAGGCTGAGAGCGTCGAGTGGATGAAGGAGCTGGAGGTTGATACTCGGGGGGCGTACCTCTCGTCGGATGCCAACCTCAACCTCATATTTGCAAACGATCCCCGATTCAAAAGACTGTTCAGACAAAACGACTTTGACGGGAAGAGGTACGTTTTCGGGAATCTCCCGTGGCGTCGGGTTGTTAAGCCGGGGCCGGTCAAGAACGTAGACTACTCCGGGGTCCGGAACTATTTGGGTTGCGTATATGGAATAACGTCCTCGCTAAAGATCGATGATGCAATGGCTCTGGAGTTTGAACGCAACCACTTCCACCCGATTCTGGACTACCTCAATGACCTCAAATGGGACGGGATCCAACGGGTAGACAAACTCCTGATTGACTACATGGGGGCTGACGACAATATCTACTCTCGCGAAGCCATCCGCAAGATGCTGGTTGGAGCAGTTGCCAGAGTTATGAATCCGGGAGTCAAATTCGACCTTGTGCTTATGCTCGTAGGACCTCAAGGATCCGGCAAAAGTACGTTCATCAAAAAATTGGGAAAATCCTGGTTTAGCGATACATTCCTGACAGTCCAAGGAAAGGGGGCTCTCGAGCAGATCCAGGGGGCATGGCTTATTGAAATAGCTGAGCTCTCAGGTCTCCGCAAAGCGGAGGTTGAGTCAGTGAAGCATTTCATATCTAAGTCCGAAGACTCATTCCGACCAGCGTATGCCAGAACTTCTGAGATATATCCCCGGCAATGCGTCTTTTTCGGCACCACCAACGACAGCGAATTCCTGAGAGACCCCACTGGCAACAGACGCTTCATGCCAGTGGACGTGGTCCCCAACAATGCCAAAAAAGACGTGTTCATGGATCTGGACGACGAGATAGACCAGATATGGGCTGAGGCAGTTGTCCTGTACAAATCCAAGGAGAAACTCTATTTGAGCCATGAAGCCGAGAAAATAGCCAAAACTGAGCAAAGCTCGCACAGCGAGTCTGATGAACGGAAAGGCATCATTGAGGCGTACTTGGAACGTCAACTCCCGGACAACTGGGACTCAATGGACCTCTACCAGAGAAGAGACTTCCTGGTCGATGAGTTAAACCCCAAAGGGACCACCCTCCGAGACTACGTGTGTGTTGCTGAGATATGGTGTGAATGTCTTGGGCGGAACAGAGAGGACATGGACCGGTATAAGACTCGAGAAATCAATGACTTGTTAAAGAGCATGCCCGAATGGGAACCGTGCAAGTCTACTAAAAATTTCCCCATTTATGGAAAGCAAAAATATTACGTGCGAAAACTCGATTGAGAAACGACTCGTCACTGAGGTGGAGAGAGTTGGTGGCTGGTGTTTGAAACTCCCCGCAATTCACAATGTTGGCCTCCCCGACCGGCTCTGTCTGTTCCCCGGTGGCGAAGTCGTTTTCGTTGAGTTGAAAGCATTCGGCAAAAAGCCCAGAAAAATACAGACATTAATGCACCAGAAACTGAAAGCAATGGGCTTTCGGGTCGAGGTGATAGACACGACCATGGGTTGTAAAATGTTAGCATTGGAATATGACCGAAAATGATCTCCATCAATACCAGCTACAAGCTGTTGACCACATAATAAGCCACACGCACTGTGCTCTGTTCCTGGACATGGGATTGGGTAAAACAGTGTCTACTTTGACAGCCATCAACGAGCTCATGTTTAAAGAGGTCGAGGTCCGACGGGTATTAGTCATAGCTCCCAAAAGAGTAGCCGAATCAGTCTGGACACAGGAGGTCGAGAAATGGGACCACTTGAAGCACATTAAAGTGTCTCGCATCATCGGAACAGAACGTCAACGTCGTGAGGCTCTTGCCAAGAAGGCAGACATATACACCATCGGGAGAGACAACGTGGCTTGGCTATGCGGGCTCTACGGGGGATCTTGCCTACCATTCGACATGGTGGTCATTGACGAGCTCAGCAGTTTCAAGAATCCCAAGTCAATCCGATTCAAAGCTCTTAAGCACGTTCAGGCTTCACTCTCCCGAGTAGTAGGTTTGACTGGTACACCGGCACCCAACGGTCTTATGGACCTTTGGGCCCAAATGTACCTCCTGGACCGGGGAGAGCGCTTGGGCAAATACATATCCCACTATCGTGACAACTATTTTAAGCCAGGACGTAGAAACGGGCATATTGTATATTCGTACGACATATCCAAAGAGAATCAGGAGCGCATATATTCAAAGATAGGGGACATCTGCATGAGCATGAAAGCTAAGGACTACCTCGATCTCCCCGAGCGCATCGACAACATAGTCGAGATCCAGATGCCCCCAGAAATCCAAAAAGCTTATGACTCTTTCGAGGAGGAACAAGTTCTCAGCATGATTGATCAGCTCGGGGACGCCGTAGAGATACCAGCTGTCAATGCAGCAGCTTTGTCCACTAAGCTCCTCCAGTTTGCCAATGGAGCAGTGTACGATGAACAGAGAGTGGCTCACGAGGTGCACACGTTGAAGATCGAAGCCACGAAGGAACTCATTGAGGACGCCGGGGGACAGTCGGTCCTCATAGGTTGGACCTTCCAGCATGATAGGGACCGACTCATGAAGGCTCTCGCCAAGTATAAGCCCCGGGAACTCAAAACGGAGAAGGACATCGTTGACTGGAATGCTGGCAAAATCCAGGTTCTTTTGATGCACCCGGCTTCCGGGGGTCATGGGCTCAACCTTCAAGCCGGAGGACACCGCATCATCTGGTTTGGTCAGACCTATTCTCTCGAGCTGGAGCAACAATTCAATGCTCGGCTTGACCGACAAGGACAGAAGGAGGTCGTGATAGTCAATAAACTGGTGTGCTCGAAGACAGTGGACCAGGACGTCATAAGAGCCCAGAAAGCGAAGACCCGGGGGCAGGATGCTCTCATGGAAGCTGTAAAAGCGAGGGTCGAAAAATATCTGAAAAAATATCGCAAAACATCGTAGTATTTGTCGCAGAAGTATTATATTTGTGATACAAACAAAACGATAACACTACGAAAACAAACATCGAATCGAAAGTCTGGCAAAAGCCGCTTGTCCCAACAACAGCAAGGTCTCCGTAATATTCCGGAGCAAAGAGAACAAGTTATCCGACCGACCTAATGCTTTCATAGTAACTGTTGGGAAGAAAGGCTACACCTCAGTTAGACAATCGAACTACTGGGCAGTAGACACTGTCAACTCCTGCAAAGACTACTCCGACCAGGAACTCGCCCAGATCCTGAACACGATAACCAAAGACCTCGGGTCCCTCCGATTCTTCGGCTATCAGGATGCTAAATTAGTAAATTACAAAGGTGAAGAAGTAGAGGTTTAGCCTCTACTTTTTCCCAGTTTTATCGTAGTAATAAAAATATTTTTCGTATATTTGTAGTACAAACAAAAGGACAATGAAACGATATTACTACGAATTAATGGACGAGGATTACAACAGCTACGAAGCAGCTATCCCCGACGGAAGAATCAAAGCCAGAGCCATTGCTCAAGCAAAGCGAGCAATGAGGGACTTGGGGATCCGAAGGGCTCTACTGGCAGTCAATAGCATGAGGACCTCCAACATATTGGACATAATCACAGTCGAATTGGATTGAAATAATTTCAATTTTTCTGGTGAAAAATTTTTTTTAATTGGACATTTTTTCTTACTTTTACACTACACTTAACAACTAAACACTATGGAAAAATTTATCGAAAAGTACAAGAGCTACAGCTCGAAAGTTCTTCAAAAGTTGGCCA